TGACATTACAACCTTGACCGACTCAATCAGCGTTTACGGCTACATGGCGATCACCATCCCATTCGCAGACGCTTTGGTCAAACTAGACATCGTTTAGTAGGAATCTAAAATGGCAGTGACGTTGGCAGAGTTTCAGGCGTATGTGGGAACAGAGGAAACAACCTTCCCACAAGAGTGCCTGACTGCTGGACACGCCTTGGTAACCCGATACATCGGAACCAAGACCGTGCCGGTGTCAGTTCACGATCAAGCGACTCTAATCGCTTCGTCTGAACTCTTCCACCGTCGCTCAGCTCCTAACGGAGTTGCTCAGTTTGCCAGCTTTGATGGAGCACCCATCAGAGTTGCCAAGGATCCATTGAATGCTGTTTACCCACTACTGATGCCTTACACGGGCTATGCAGTATGAGCGAAATCAATGCAGCTAAGGTCGAGTTCAAGCTCGAACTAGTTGATGCAGGTTTGAACGTCCTGGAGTATATTCCAGAGCGAATCACACCGCCCATTGTTCTTCTAAACGCATCTCAGCCTTATCTTCAGACTGCACAATTTGGAGAATGGAGCTTAGGCATCGAGTTAGTATTGGTAGCTTCTACCGCGACTAACAAGAAAGCAACCGAGAATCTAGATCAGCTAATTGAAGATACTTTGAACGCCATCGAGCCTTTAACTTATGTTCGAATTACTTCTGTGAATCAGCCTTACAACCTACAGACCAACAATGCTGAGTTCTTATCGGCAAACATTTACTGCCAGCTCAACTTAACAATTTAGAAAGGTAGCCATGCCGGCTTCAACCAGAATCAAAGCACAAAACATCCTCTTCAAGTTTGGCGCAACCGAATACGCTTGCGACGCTAACTTGGTTCAGCTAACTCTCGATGACGCTCCTGGCGATGTCCAGACCTTCTGTGAGGTTCGCGTCGGTGGCCAATGGTCACTACAGCTAGACGGAATCGTATCCGGAGACGCTGCAAGCCTTTACCGCGTTCTTTGGGACAACTTCGGTTCAACCGCTCAGTTCACCATCGCGCCTAATGGAAACGCCAGCCCGTCTTCAAGCCAGCCTCACTACAAGGGAACTGTCACATTTGACCAGATTCCTCCACTAGCTTTGGTTAGCAACGAGACCGCAGTATTTAGCGTGACCTTGACCGTAGTAAACACACCTCACACCCCAGCTTCAGACATCTTCTACGGTGTCGAAGTAGACGCAACCGCTTAGTTATGGCTGATCCTGCTGGCATAAAAGTAGCAGGGCTTAAACAGGCTATAAAGGCTCTCCAGGCTATCGGAGTTCCGGCTGCTGAGATAAAGGCAGCCGGCTCTGAGGCCGGTGAGTTGGTTGCAGGTCAGGCCCGAGCGCTAGCCCCGGTTAGATCTGGAGCCCTACGCAATAGCATCAGGGTATCCAAGTCTTTGAACCGGGTATCCGTGTCTGCAGGTAATAACAAATCAGTTCCCTACGCTAACCCTATTCATTGGGGTTGGTTCAAGCGCAACATAAAGCCACAGCCATTCTTCGTAAAGGCTTTGGGCATCACGCGCGACGAGGTTTACCAGAACTACTACAGAAGTTTAGATAAACTAATAGCAAGCAAATCCACGAAAGGAATACCCACAGAATGAATAGCTTTGACTTTGAAAGCCTGACTCTCGAAGAAGTAGAAATCATCGAGAACCTAACAGGCGAAAGCATCGATAACGCCTTTGGCAACGGAAAGCCTAAAGGCAAGGCACTAAAGAGCTTTATCTGGATTGTAATGAAAAGGGAAAACCCTAAATTCACAATCGAGGAAGCAAGCAAGTTCACACTAAGCCAGGCGCTCGCCATGGTTTCGGGTGATGAAGCAAAAAAAGAATAAGGAAGCAAGCGGCAGTTAGAATGGCCAGCTTTTGCCAGGCATTCAACATCAGCCCATCGGAGTATAAAGCTCTGACAATGGTTGAGTTCGCAGCCTTCCTAAAAGTTTTGGAAGATGGTATTGACCGATGAGTTTAGTTCTCAATGTAGAAATCCTTGGTGAGTTCAAGAAACTGACGGCTGCCACACAGGGAGCTAACAAGCAACTCCAAGGTATGCAAGGCGCTGCAAAAAAGATTAGCGCTGGCATCGGTAAAGCCTTTGCAACCATCGGTGTTGGTTTATCTTTTGCTTTTATAGCCAGGGAGCTCGAGCAAGCCTCTAAAGCTGCCGTGGAAGATACTAAAAGCCAAGGTCTCTTAGCCACAGCTCTAAAGAATACAACCGGGGCAAACAACGCTCAAATTAGCTCGGTTGAAAAGGCTATCTCTAAGATGTCGATTCAGGCTGCAGTAGCCGATGACACTCTAAGGCCCGCTTTTGCCCAGCTAGCTCGAGCAACCGGAGATGTAGAGAAATCTACAAAGCTAATGAGCTTGGCTCTCGATGTTTCAGCTGGAACTGGTAAGAGCCTAGACGTCGTAGTAAAGGCACTATCTCGCGCCGTTGGCCCAGATGGAACTACTGGAGCTCTTGAAAGACTTGCACCGGCCATCAAGGGAGCTAGCGATCCATTAGCAGAGCTCGAGCGTCTATTCGCAGGAAGCGCTGAAAAGGCTGCCAACCTAGATCCATACCAGAGACTAAACGTAGCTCTTGGAGAAATCTCTGAATCACTTGGAACTCTTCTGGTTCCCCTGGTTGAAGCTTTTGCGGTTGCAATTGTAGATATACTTCCAAAGGTTCAAAACTTCTTTAGCGTGCTAAATCAAGCGCTTAATAGCCCAGCGGTTCAAAAAGCTTTTGAATCACTCAATAAATCTTTTGGAAGCCTTGGCGCATCCCTTGGTAAGTTGTTTGGCATTACGGCCGGCCCAGAAGCTTCAGGCTTTGTGGGTTTCTTCGTTGTTGTATCCGGTCTCCTTGAGGGCATTGTGAAGACCGTAGATCTAATGGTTCAAGGTTTCAAGAATGCATTCCCAGTCTTTAGAATCTTCTCCGACTTGGTAAACACAATCTCTACTGGTTTAGTTTCAATCTCTGGCTACACCCCACCGGCAACTCCAACCTTGACTTCTATCCCTAGCTTTACTGGAGCACCTGGTCAAAACGCAGGTTCAAAGAACGTCACAATCAACATCAATAAGGGCAACGTCACAGCCAAAGAAATTGCCAACGCTGTAAACAAGGGAACTAAGAGCACAGGAGCTCCCTCAATTACTTCAGCTGCACTTAGGCGTCTCGGGGCACAATGATCCCAAATTTCAGTATCGAAACAAATCTTCTAGTCGAGTTTTTACTACCAGACGAGGATGGCAATAGCTTTATCCTAGGCATCAGCCTTTTGGGTGGAGACGATGTTCTCGGTGGCTTTGATGAGTTTACAATCAACCTTTCCCTAATCGGTGGCAACGATGTTCTAGCTCCAAGCTCGGGCCTGAAGTGGCAAGATGTGGGTTGCGAGACTTCACAGGTTGGGCTAAGCCTTGGAGGAAGTATTGCCGACGCAATCTACTTCCAGCCGGAACCAGGCACGGCAACTTTAACACTTCAAAGCTTTGACCTTGACCCAACTGTAAACAAGAACATTAGAGCCAATACAAAGATTAGAGTCAGGCTTGATTCTGAGGAATTAGATCGGGTTTTGTTTGTCGGATATATTGACACCATCGACGTGACTTACTTCCCTCAAGGCCCAAACCTTATTCGCATTCGGGCTTTTGACATCTACAAGTCAATTGTAAACCTCCGTATTGACGAATGGGATACTACTGGCTTGCCAGGTGGAACTTACGCAACCGTCGACGAGGTCTTTGAGCTCCTGGCGATTAAGACCGGCACAGTCCTTGATGCTGAATCTCTTCCAGTTGAAGGCAAAATACCAGCCGTGTCCGAGACCAACGTTCTAGTGCCAGACATTATCAACGACGCTATCTCTGTTGGACTAGCTGTTGTTTGGGTAGATCAGGACACAGAGCAACTAACGGTTATTCCTCGACCACAAGAGGAAGAGGGAACTGCAACGACTTACATCATTGGAAACGACCACTCACTTAGCCCCTATCACCTATGCCTATCGGAGATTGTGGTCAGCTCGGATGCCGACGCTGTTTACAACTCTCTAAAGGTATCTTTGACTTCCGATCCTGAAACCTTTGTCATCATCAGAGACCAGGACTCTATCGATCTCTACGGAGAATCAGCCATTGACGTGGCAATTAATACAACCGATTCGACGGAACTAAACCGTTGGGCAACTGCCGTTTACGAGCAAGCGCCTACCAAGCTAGTTAGTCAAGTCAGCACTCCGGCCAAGGACAGGCTTGGAAACCTAACCGAAGCAGCGGTGTTTACACCGGGAACTCTGGTTGGGGTCAGTTATACTAAGGATCAGCTCAATATTGTGGGATACTACACTATCATCAAGGTAAACCATGACATCGATGTAGACAACTGGTTCACAACTCTCGAACTATGGAAAGCAGCTTAAATGGCATTCAAAGTCTTCTCTAACGGAAGCACACTCCCGGCTTCAGATCTAAACGATTACCTAATGAGGCAGTCGGTTATGGTCTTCTCAAACTCAACAGCTCGCGCTTCAGCTATTACTTCCCCTAATGAGGG